GAACCCACGACCTCTTCCACCCCAAAAAATTTTTCAAGCTACAAAACAAATGTCCAAAAGTGCCGTCAGCCCTTATCTGTCAACGACTTTCTAAAAATATGTCCTTATTCAAGTATAAGCTGCAACGACAAAAATTGCAACCAAACCTGCAACCAAACATCTGTGCCCTTTTTCTAATCAAAGGGACTCTGCTATTATATTGAAGGAAACTATATAGCTTGTATAACCATCAACTCGCCTTTTTCATTGAATAGGCCTCATATTAGTGTTACAATTATGTAAGGTGTACTTATATAATTGTGAACTATGGCAAAAAGGATGAACATTAATGGCGAAAAACGAGAGTCTTCACAAAGCAAAACATACTAAATTTGACGAATTTTATACACAATATGATGATATCCAACAAGAGATTGATGCCTATCTAGAATATAATCCTAATTTATTCAAAGATAAAACGATTCTTCTTCCATGTGATGACCCAGAATTCAGTAATTTCACAAGATTTTTCGCCGCAAATTTTGAACAATACGGATTAAAAAAACTAATATCAACCTCTTATGCACAAGACAGCAAAACTTTTAATGAACCTTATCAATTATCTCTTTTAGAGGTAAATGATTATAAATATGACAAAAGCAAATCTTCTTCTCATGGTAAAATATTTACATTAACTAAGACTAATAATAATTCCGGCAATATTGATATTGATGATTTAAAATGGAAATATCTTAATGGCGATGGCGATTTTAGAAGTGATGAAGTAAAAAAATTGCGTGATGTAGCTGATATTATAATTACTAATCCGCCTTTTTCAATAGCTAGAACAGAATTTTTTCCTTGGCTTATGGAAACCAATAAACTATTTGTAATTGTTGGCAGTATGAACTGGATAACCTACAGAGATATTTTTCCGTATTTAAAAGAAAATAAATTTTGGTTTGGAAAAGGGTTTACTGCGGGTAATGCTTATTTCAACATCCCCCAAAATGGAAGAGAATATGCCAATGGCGTTTATGACGAAAAAACGCATACTGTAAAATTCAGAAACTGCACATGGTTCACAAATATTGAGCACGGCCGAAGACACCTGCCAAATAATTATATGTCGATGTCAGATAACGTCCGCTTTAGCAAACATAAAAAAGACCCCAAATGGGCAAATGCATATGTTAAATATGATAACTTTGATGCAATAGAAGTTCCCTTTTCTGATTCAATTCCCGCAGATTATAAAGGCATTATGGGCGTCCCAATTTCATGGGTTAATCATCATTGTCCAGAACAATTTGAAATAGTGGGATGTGCAGACGCTAATATTCTTCCAGTCGGTTGGAAAGGTGCAAGTCAAGAATTTGTTGATTTATATTATGCACAAGGGAACACTGGACAATATCAAGCGGGTAATAGACTAGCATGTTTAGTTAATGCAAATGGAGAAGCAAAAATTCCATATAAACGAATATTAATTAGATATACTGAAGCATGGATTAAAAACCACCCTAATGACTTTTTAGAGAGTGAGGAAAAATCATGAAAACAATGTTAAGAACGGATATAACTATAAAAGAATTATGTGATGGTTTTTACTATAACGAATATGAAGGAAAAGGCCTTTATGGCATGGCTGGTAAATTAGTAATCCAGCCAGAATATCAGCGTAATTATATATATGCAGACGGTAAAAAAGATATTGCTGTTATCGATTCAATTATAAAAGGTTATCCTATAGGGCTTATATATTTTGTAAAAACAGGAAACGATAAATATGAAGTTCTTGATGGTCAACAACGCATAACAAGTATAGGTCGTTTCGTAACTGGAAAGCTACGCTATCTTATTGCCGGAAAAGAACAATATTTTACCCACAGTTTTCCAGAGGATATAAAAAATAAAATTAATGAAACACCACTAACTATATACATATGTGAAGGAACAGAGTCTGAAATAAAATCATGGTTCAAAACCATAAACATAGCTGGAATTCCCTTAAATGAGCAAGAGCTTCTCAATGCTATTTACTCAGGTCCTTTTGTTACTAAAGCAAAGGAAGTTTTCAGCAATACTACGAATGCTGATGTTCAAAAATGGAGTGCCTATGTAAAGGGCGAAGTTAATCGTCAAGACTACCTACATACAGCGTTAGAATGGGCAAGTAAAGGATATATTGATAGATATATGGCACAACATAGAAAAGATGATAATATTACCCATTTACAAGCATATTTTAACAGCGTTATAGACTGGGTATCTAGTGTTTTTCGTGATATCTATTCTGATATGAGAGGAATAAAATGGGGAGAATTATATGAAAAATATCACAATAATTCATACTCACCCGAAGAAGTATCTACAATAGTTAACGAACTTCGCGCCGATGAATATGTTACCAAAAAGAAAAACATCTATGAGTACGTTCTGGGTGGCTGTAGTGAAAACACGCTACTGGAAATAAGAATATTTGATGACCGTATTAAGAAAACCGTTTATCAAAAACAAACAGATGATGCAAAGAAAAAAGAAATATCTAACTGTCCGTTATGTGCTTTAGGTTCAAATAACAACAAAACTCGCATCTATAAATATAGCGAAATGGATGCAGACCATGTAACGGCATGGAGTAAAGGCGGAAAAACTGATATAAAAAATTGTGAAATGCTTTGCAAAACGCATAACAGAGCTAAAGGAAATAAGTAATAAAAATGCTTGATTAGCGATTAACTAATCAAGCATTTTTTATTTATCCATCATTCGTTCGATGTTTTCTATCTGTTCTTCTACTACTGATAACCGGACCTCTATTCCTGCCCGTTTTTCATTTTCGGTTTTTAGGTCTTGTCTTATTTCTTTTATTAATTGTTGCAAGTCCATAATTGAATCATGCAATGGTTTTATGATTAACCAATAAAATCCACTACACACAAGCGTTATTATTGCTACGATTGCCTCTATACCCATTTCCATCTCCCTCCAATTATGTTTTGTCGGCATACGCCTTACACGTTAATTCTAATGATTCTTTTTTATTATCCCTGTCGATAGCTGGGATAGTTTGTTGCATTGTTATATTATCCCATTGTATTAAAGTTTGTTCATCTATGTCTTTTCTGTATCGTATCGTTACGGTATAATACATTTCTTTATATATGATAACCGCGCCTTTGATGTCATCCACACGCTCCATAGCCTTGACCGGCTTGATATTCGCCCACGTTTCGATTCGTTTTCCGGTTGGTTGATAGGTCTTATCATCTTTTACAACGTTAAATATTAACGTTACACGTTGATTTAAATCTGCTGGATTATATATCATTTATTCCCACCTCCATCATAATCAGAACACGTCAAAAAGTGCTCCAGCAATGATGTAATACTATACGGGTATTCGACTATTCCGGATTTTGAAACGATACTTCTATTAGTATACCAATGGGAGACAAGAAGCATTTTACATAATTCCATTAATTCATCATCATCGTTGTATATCTTATTAGTCGTTTTTTCTATATACTTTCGTGCTCCGGCAAGTAGTGCTTTCAGTTCATCATCATCATTAGTCAAGTCTGTATCCAGTCTAAGATAATTCTTGATTTTCTCCAATTCTGTTGATTTTGTTGGGGATGTTGATATAATTGTTGTTACAATAAGTGATACTGTTGTTGATGCTGAAAAATCTATATTTTTCAATTCTGCTGTTTTTTTACTATCTGATATTACAAGATTATTTTTCTTGCCATCTATATCTAAATAAGCAGAATCAAGTAAATAACCATCTTTTGATGATACTGATATATTTACTTTTCCTTTTTTGTCTTGCAATGTTATAGATGCATCATCCGTGACTGTTGCCAATACATTATTACTACTATCTGTTATAGTAATAATCCCATTAGTACACTTTACGCTTATATTAATAGGCGTTTTAACCTCTGCCTGTCCTGCTATTGCTCTAGCCGTTAACACGATAGATTCTTGATACGTGTTGAATGAATCGCCGACAGGATTCTTTTTTGCTGTCTTTTTATCATCTGACAGAACATCAAAATTATGGCTTTCCGTGTCTCCCATACCATCATCATAAGTTAGATTGCCTGGATTTTTTGAATCAAAAATATAACCATCATCTGATTTCAGCACAAATATATATATATCGCCAGACACTAACGTAACTGTTTTTGTGTCTGCTTTAACTGTTTGTAAAACTTTCCCGTTGCTATCCTGTACATCTAAACTACAATTAGTTAGATTAACTTTCATCGTTACATCTGCCATTATTATTTCACCTCAATTATTAATAATAAAGGGAATACCTTTTACAGTATTCCCTTTTTTTTGATTTTCATCTATTACTCACTATTACTATATATATTAAGTTTATATATGTGGGTACTTTTTATCATTTTGATTTTTTCAATAATACCAAACTAGTTGCATCTACTACTTTACCATCAATTAACGCCGTAGCTTTGAAAATCTGGTCATCGTTGGTTTCATCAACATAATTTCTTACGGAAATATCATAACCCGTATTCAGCACATATTGAGATAAATCGAAAGCGAACGCAAAGACTCCACCGGCTACAACCGCATCGAATGATGGGAGATATTCGGACAATACAACAGTACGGCCTAAAAGAGTTCTCTCCGGCGCACCTGCAAGACCGACACTAACACGGGCAATAGGCTGTTTATTTGCATCAACCATACCCACAAAAGCCATAAACGTCTTTTTGCTCATGACATAAACCGTACTAGCATCATAAGCAGACGGGATAGATGCTTCTACATCAACCAATGTTTTATAATCCATCGTTGCAATGTTAACATCTGTCCCAGCCGTGGTAATAATTCCAGTTGGCTTTGATACACCATCACCGCTAATAATTGCGCTTTCAATCGCCTTGACCAT